TACTAAGAAAGATAAGATATACCAATTAGGTTTGGGTGTTACTAATCAAACAACTGATGGTACAAATGGTGGATTCACTCCATATGTAAGAGGTGGTGTTTATTGGAAACTTAAATTAAAGAAATAAGATGATAAAATTAATGGGTATTGTAACTGGAAAACCTAAAGTAACTGAATCTTTAGATATTAAACCAATAGTGGCTAAGATAGCTAAATTAACTGATAGAAATGACCATACTGGTTCTGTATTAGAATTAGCAACATTTTTAAACGATACAAAGTCTGTTAAGTTATTACAGGCAATTCAAACAATACATACAATAGAAGGTTCAATGCCAAATGAACTTATCAAATATAGAAGTAGTATCCTAAAAGATTTAGTTAGCAAAGTTAAATCAAAGTATGGTTCTGATGCAGCTAAAGAATTAAACGGAGCATTTTAATAATAAATAATATGATAAAACTTACTCAATTAAACGAAGCATCGGAAGTAAAATTCAAAGAATTAAAACCTATTCAACAAAAACAGGTTGTGGCATTTCAAAAAGTAATTGGTGCAGACCATTCTCAAATTTTTGCTGGTATTCACGGAATGGTTGTAGATATTCCAGCAAGAGGTAATTTTGGAACTGGTTATCGTTTTGGAGCTGATACTCTTAAAAAATTATTAGCATTAAAAATTCGTTGGGTTGAAGCAGATGGTGATGTAATTTCAATAGGATTTTAATATGAAAAGTTTAAAAGAAGCATTTGTAAAAGGACAAACTTACGGAGGAACTGCTTGTAAAGGTGGTTGTTTTATGGGTAAGGAAGGGTTGAAGAAGATAATTAAAATATCCAAAGAATTACCTAATAATGTTTTCATGTTTAGAGATGATAACTACTCTGGATTACAACCACACTTTATTAAAAATGGTATAGTTGCTAAAGCAAATACAATTGGTAACCCATCTTATGATTTGGAAAGACATAAAGTAAGAAATTTAAATATAGGTAAAGATGTAATTCTTTCTGTTAGATTATTTGAATCAACAAACGAATAGTAAAATGAAACTTTCAGAGTGCATAATCGTATCTAAAGAAATTAAAGATAAGTTTATCCTAGCTAAAAATAGAGATAGAGCTTATAATCCATCTTTAGAAATAGTACATACTATCATTGATGGTGTGGAAGTTGCATATCTACATGATTTAATAACTGATTGGAGTGAGGGTTTAAATGAAAATGGAATCGGTGTTGTAAACTCAGCACTATTAGTTGGACACGATGAGGCTGAAGCTAAGCTTGTAAAGAAAGCTGGTAAACCTGGACCTGATGGTGATAAGATGAGAAACATCATTAAGCAACCTACTCTAATAGATGCAGTAAGAGCTGCACTATCATATAAGGGTAAGAGTGGATTATCTTTGAAAGGTCATACATTTGTATCATCTACAAAACATATGGTTAGTATTGAAACTACATCAAAGCATAAGCCTGATGTTAAACTTCAAAACTCCGAATCACCTGTTGTTCGTACAAACCACGGACATATGTTTACAGATGCTGGATATACAAATGGTGAGAAATATCTAAGTTCAAAAATGAGAAAGTTATCAGCAGAGAAATCGGTTGATAGAGTAGAAGATTGGAAAGAAATAGCACAGGCTATGAGAAAAGAATACTTTCCAAAGAAGCCTCAATTGAATATGAAAAGAGATACGGAAGAAATGTCTACATCATCTCAAACTGTAATGAATCTGACAGACCGTATATTACAAATAACTTACTTTAATGGTAAGGTAAACGAATTCAAAGGTATTAATAGACAATTACCTGAAGGATATCAACCAAAGATTACAATTGAAGTAATCCCAGTTTAATTTCAACATTTTAATAGAACCATATTTATATACATACAAAATGTAAATATATTAATATGTCAACAGAATTTGAATTATTTAAAGGTAAATCATTAAGTGGTCTTTTTGAGGATATCTATAACAACCAAGTTTCTAAAAAAACAAAGATTAGTGCTCTAATAGAGGAACTAAAGAAAATGGTTAGACACGCGGGTGATATGGGAACTTTAGGTCCTGTAATTGGTGGACTAATTGATAGTTCAGTTAGGAACGATGACCAATTAGTTAAATTAGCAACAATAGCAACTAAGATTATAGCATCTGAAAAGAAAACGGAAGGACAAGAAGGATTCCTATCAGCATTTGAGAAAGAACAATTACTTAGAGATTTAGATGAAACTAAAGAACAAGTAGAAAGAGTTGATGATTTGGAATTTGAGTTAGATGAATTAAAACAAAAAATGAAATAATATGGGATTTAACGATAGAATATTACATAGCAATGCATCGGCAAAAAATAATATAAATCTAATACCCAAAAATACGGGTGTAGTATATGATATTTGTTTAGATGATTCGCATGAAATAGCCAAACAAACTAAAGGTGGTAGTGCATTCATAGGTTCTATTAGATTTAGAAATCCTAATAATTTATCAGCAGATTCATCTCAATTGTCAATAGCACATCCAGCTGATAAAAATTTTATAAATATTCCTCTAAAGAATGAAATAGTAAAAATACACGAAAGTGATACCGGACAATACACTTATAGTAGAATTGGTAACGAAGCAAATCCATCAATATCTGCAAATTCAAATTTAATAAAAAATAAATTTACTGAAAAACCACAAGCACAAAATACAGCAAAAAATTATAAAAGTGTAGCGATTACTGGAATTGCAAAATCAAATAAAGGAGATTCTGATGTGTATAGTGGATTTGGTAAATACTATAACCCCCAAGAAAAGCTTCACAAATTAAAATTATATGAAGGTGATTCTTTAATACAATCTAGATTTGGTCAATCAATAAGATTTTCTGCGTTTAATAATCCAAAAAATAAATTTTCACCAAATATAATAATTAGAAATGGTGAATCTGCCGATAATAGAAAAAAAGAAGAAAATTCAAATGTTGAAGAAGATATTAATAAAGATGGTTCAATAATAGCTTTAACATCTGGAGAATATCAATTGGGATTCATACCAGGAATAGTAGATGAAAAGAGTAAAAGTGATTTCCAAACCAAACCAGAATCATTTGAAGACTATCCAACAAAATTAATTGGTGACCAATTACTTCTTAGCTCTGGTAGAATAATACTTTCAGCAAAAAATGCAGAAATGTTATTTTATTCAAAAAAGAATTATGGATTTATATCAGATGGTTCAATGTCAATTGATAACAAAGGTGGTATTGATATAAGTGTTGGTGATAATATTAATATTATAACAAATGATAGGGATATAAACTTTGTAACTGGAAATGGTACAATGTTTTTTGGCAGTGTGGATTTAGAAGCTATGGTTAAAGGTGAAACTTTAGTAGCTTTATTAGGTGAGTTGATTGACGCAATAGGGCAACAGCAATATTTAACACCAGCCGGTCCATCTGCACCAGGCCCAATAAACGCACCTGATTTTGGTATGATTAAATCAAAATTGAATAGTATTTTAAGTCAACGAAATCAATTATCATAAGATGTCTTGGGTAACATTTAAACAAAATATAATTAGATTAAGTGAAAATCCAAATGCAATTGGTGATATAGATTTGGTAGCTAAAACATATGCGCAAGAATATGATGCTTGTATAAAGAGGGGAACTGATACTATTAGTATGGCAAGTGTAAAGAAGGGTAATGTGGAAATGATGAAAACCTTATTTAAATTTGCATTACAACAAGGACAAGTATCACCAATACCATATGATTTAGTTGGTGCTATGGGTAGTGGTGTGATTGCATATTGGAGTTCAGCAGTTTTAAATGAATTTCCAATTCCAATAGTACCCGCACCTGGCACTGTTTCAAATATATCAGTTTATTATAATATGGTAATTACTCCTGGTATATGGAAGCCTGCATTTATAATCCCCCCTACAACTACACCAAAAACATTAGTTGATATTTTTGTATTTTGGGCACAACAACATTTAGCAACAATAACTGGATTAATTGTTACAAATTCATTATATCCTCCACTTTCCACACCTGCTCCTGGTGTAATAAATTGGACTGGCTATAAAGTTCCCAATGTTACTGCTACATTAGGTGCTGCCACTTCAACTATGTTATTTGGTGGTGCAAACGTAATCTATGATGGAAACACATTATCACACAAAGGCTTCCCAGGTTGGCATAGTGGTAATGCAGTTGATATTTTTACAAAGATTGGTACACCGTGTTATACACCAATTGGCGGCGTAATAGAAGTAACGTCAGATTATGGTCCTACTGTAATTGTTAAAGATGGTAAAAAATTATTCGGAGCGGGAATTGTAATACGAAGTGAAGATGGTAGAAAAATTTATATGACACATTTAAAAAATATGCCAAAGAATATATTAACTGGTGGTGGTAAACCTATTTTAAAAGGAACATTTGTGGGCGAAGTAATGGACTTTCCGGATAGTAGTGCTGACCATTTGCATATAGGATTTATAGATGGTACTAGTTTTAAAGATTATATGTTATTGGATGGTAAAGGAACGTTTTTGTAATATAATCCCAAAAATACTTAATTTAAATATTTATAAACATAACAAACAAACAATAGAATATTATGGACATGGATAAACTATTAGAAGCCATTCAAATTCTTGTTAAAGAGGAGCTTAAAGAGCAATTACCTGCTTTAATTAAGGAAGGTGTGAAGGCTGAAATGAAAAAAATGCTATCTGAAACAAAGGTAGCACCAAAACCGCAATCAAAGGGTATTTCAATGGCTAAGGCTATTTTAGGTGATGAACCAATTCAAGAATCAGTTCAAACTAAAACAGTACCAACAAAGCAATACAGCAAAAATCCAATGATTAATCAAATACTAAATGAAACCAGAGGTGGAATACCACAGGGAGATGGTGGATTTAGAACAATGAACTTTGCACAAGGTGATATGGGTTCAATTGCAGGTGGAACTGCATTGGCTGAAAAAATGGGTTATGGTGAAATGGCTAAAGGACCTCAACCAACTGGATTGGGAGTAAACACTGGAGTAGCTGAGATAGATAAAGCTTTGAATAGAGATTATTCAGAACTTGTAAAAAGATTTAAAAAGAAATAATGGCAATCGTATTAGGTAGTAAATTAGTAAAAGATACAGAAAAGTATAATGATTGGGCTATTGGTGTTGTATTACCTATACAAATTGGCAATACTGGATTTAACCAATCATATACAACAGCTGTACAAACAAAATCAAATATAAAAAATTTATTACTTACTAAGAAATATGAAAGATTAATGCAACCAAATTTGGGAAGTGATTTGCAAAAAGTATTGTTTGAAATGAATGATGATAGTTTAGAAGAAAAAATAGAAAATGCAATAAACAATTCAATAGAAACTTGGTTACCATTTGTAACTATTGAAGATATATCAGTAGAACAAACAAATGAATTAAAAGATGCTAATCAAGTAAATGTTTCTTTAAAATTTAGAATAGATAACAATGTTAATTTGGAAACACTATCATTTAACGTTCAAGCATAACAAATATGGCAATCAATACAATAAATAAAAATTTTAAAAACAAAGGTAAAGATATTAAATACCTTAATAAAGATTTCTCTACATTTAGAGCTAACTTAATTGAGTTTGCTAAAACGTATTTTCCAAAAACTTATTCTGATTTTAATGAAACATCACCTGGTATGATGTTTATTGAAATGGCATCTTATATTGGTGATGTATTGGGATACTATATAGATGATACTTTAAAAGAATCATTAATGCCGTTTGCTGAGGATGAAACGAGTATGTTAGCATTAGCACAATTTTTAGGGTATAAGCCAAAAGTAACATCTCCTGCAATATCTACATTATCTGTATATCAATTAGTACCATCAATAGGAAGTGGATTTAATAATAGGCCTGATTCAAAGTTTTATTTAAGAATCAAAGAAGGTATGGCGGTACAATCACCAAACGGTATAGAATTCAGAACAACAAATCTTGTTGATTTTGAAGATTCGGCCGAAAGAGAAATAACTGTATATGAAAGAGATTCAAATACTGGTGAACCTATATTTTATTTAGCTAAAAAATATGTACAAGTAATTTCCGCAGTTGTGAATGAAAAAGAAGTATCTTTTGGTAATTATCAATCTTTTCAAACTATTGATTTAGAAGATACTAATATAATCTCTATATATGATGTTAGGGATTCCAATGGAAACAAATATTATGAAGTACCTTATTTAGCACAAGAAATGGTATTTATTGATTATCCAAACACAGAAGCAAATGACCAAGAATTATATCAGTTCAAATCAACTGTACCATATATTTTAAAAACAATTAAAACTGCAAAAAGATTTACTACAAGAATAAATCAAAATAGTACAACAACAATTCAGTTTGGCGCAGGTGACCCAACGGCAAGTGATGAACAATTAATTCCAAATCTTAAAAATGTTGGATTAGGATTACCAAATTCTATTAGTAGATTGGAAGAATCATTTGACCCAACTAATTTCTTAAAAACAAAAACATATGGTACATCTCCATCAAATACAACAATAACTGTAAAATATTATGTTGGTGGTGGTGTTGCATCTAATGTATCACAAGGGCAATTAACAAAAATATCTGGAATAGAATTTGATGATGATATATCAGCTTTCAACAATGCGGATAGCATAACATATAATACTATAAAAAACTCTGTAGCTGTGGATAATGAAATTCCAGCAACTGGTGGTAGAGATGGTGAAACATTAGAAGAAATTAGACAAAATGCATTAGCAAATTTTGGTGCACAAAATAGAGCAGTAACTGCAAAAGATTACCAAATTAGAGTATTATCATTACCTTCAAAATATGGAGGAATAGCAAAAGCATATGCTGTGGCAGATGGTACATTGGATAATAATTCACCATCATCTATATTAGCATCTCCAAATCATTTGCAAGAATTTACTGATTTGGTTATGAGTTTTGTTAATAAGCCGGATTCACAAGAACCAACAGAAGGAAGCGTGAAGGCAGATATTACTAAATTTTTAATTGGTAAAACTGCAAATGAAAACGAAAAAAATAATCCGTTTGCAATTAATTTGTATTTATTAGGGTATGATGTTAATGGTAATATTACTAATCTTAATAGAGCAGTTAAAGAAAATCTTAAAACATATTTAAACGAATATAGATTATTAACAGATGGTATTAATATTAATGATGGGTTTGTTATTAATATTGGTGTTGATTTTGAAATAGTTGTTTTTGGAAATTACAATAAAAGTGAAGTATTGGCAAAATGTATAGTTGAATTAAAAGATTATTTTACTATTGATAATTGGTCATTTAATCAAACAATTAATTTAAGTGAAGTTGAACTATTAATAGCAAATGTTGAAGGAGTTTCATCAGTTCCTATGGTTAAAATAACAAATAAGTGTTCTGGTAAATATTCTTCAAATTCATATAATATAGAAGCGGCAACTAAAGATAAGATTGTATATCCATCGTTAGACCCTTCGGTTTTTGAAATTAAGTTTCCTGATGCAGACATAAAAGGCAGAGTAAAATAATGGCATACTATTTTTTAACAGCATCAAAAGATGCATCGGTTTATTTACAACAACCAAATCAAAATACTGGTTTAGATGAGATATTGGAAATAAGTAAAGTATATTATGGAAACATTAAAGATGTATCACATACTCTACTTAAATTTGATGTAGGCTATATATCAGCATCAATTTCTAATAGTAGTATTACAATGAGTGCAGCTGAATTAATAATAAAAGAAACTAAAAGCGAAGAAATTCCATTAGAATACACTATATATGCAAATCCAATTTCTGGAAGTTGGGAAATGGGTACTGGTACTAGATTTGATAATATATCAACGCAAGGTGTAACTTGGAATTATAGAGAGGGTGATAGTTCGTTAGAGTGGTTACAAAATAATTTTGAAACAAATACAACCGCTAGTATTAATAATGGAGGTGGTGGAACATGGTACACAACGTATAATGCATCTCAAACATTTAGTTACCAAACTACGGATATTAATATGAATGTAATATCATTGTTAAGAGCTTTTGTAAGTAGCTCAATTCCAAACGATGGTATTATTTTAAAATACTCAAATACAAATGAAAGTGATACTGCAGACTATGGTATTTTAAAATTCTTTAGTAAGGAAACGCATACTATATATCAACCAAAAATAAGAATAGGTTGGGATGATTCAGTATTTTCTACTGGTTCATTGGCAGCACTAACTGCAAATGATATTAAAGTTGGTGTAACTAATTTGAAAAAAGAATATAAAGTAGGTACTATTGCAAAGATACAAATTTTTGGTAGAGAGTTATATCCGATAAAAACATTTTCAGATACATTTGGATATTCAACTTCAAAATATTTACCAACTACAACATATTATCAAATAAAAGATTTTGCATCAAATGATATTATAATTCCATTTAGTGATTATTCTAAAGTTAGTTGTGATTCTAATGGAAATTACATAAAAGTTAATTTTTCAAATTGGGAAGCTAATAGAGTTTACAAAATAGAATTTAAGATAGATAATAACGGAAGTGTTGAATACTTTGATAATGATACTACATTTAGTTTAGTTAAAAATTAAGAATGGCAAAGACAGGATTACAAAATGAACAATTAATAAGTGAACTTTTAGTTAGTGGTTCAATGGCAATCACAACTAAAAATCCGTTTGGTGTCCATACGTTTGAACAAAGTAATAATGATGAAGGTGTTATTTCTGGAAAATTAGTAAAACCGAAATACAATGAAGTAGAATTAGTTAAATCTATTGATACTAGAATTTTTGAGTTATTACCACCAGAACCACCACCATTTGATGATAGAGTTCCAAGACCAATATATAATGAAGCAACTCAATCGGTAATTGATTTAACTGTACAAGTAGTTACTTTAAATAGAACTGTATTGGATTTGAGAGCAAAGGTACAGGATGTAGAAATTGTATCAGAAAGTTTAAAAGTACAATTGGATTTAAAAGATTTAAATTTAGCAGCATCACAAAATCAAACTGGTCAATTAACAACAAAAATTTCAAGTACTATTACTGAATTACAAAATTCAATTCAAAAAGGTACATCTGAAGCAATTCAAAGAGTATCTTTATATGCTAGAAATCAATCATTAGAGCAAGAGTTGAGTGCGTTAAGAACAGCAGCATCTGCAAAAGAACAATCAATAGCAGCAGGAGCAGTTTCAACGGGCCAATTAGCAAGTATATTATTTGATAAGGGAGACCCTACGAAAGAAACTACTCCAAAAATGATTGGTATGGATTATAATGGTGCCGGTGCACCACCCAACGGATTTGGACCTCCTGGTAATGATTATTCAAAAACATTCAGAACTTATTTTGAAGTAATTGCATCTTCTGGATTAACTGGAAAAAAAGAAATAACTGTTGATATTAAATTCTCAGGAGCTGGTAATCAATCTATTTGGGATTTTGGATTTGCATTGCCTGTTACAATAAAAGCAGGTGATACTAAAAGATTTGATTTAAAAGTACCATCTGCATACTTCAAAGGATTTAAAGGTGGGAGAAGAAAAAGAAAGCCAGCAGAATATGATTTTACATTTAGTATAATAATATCAGATGGAACTAAAACTGAAAATAAAGACTTTACTGTACATATATACAAATATTAATAGATTACAATTATGGCAATAAAAACATTCAAAGAAATATTAGATAACAAAGGATATCGTGTTAATTCAAATGATAGAAAAATATTTGAAAACGGAGATATTCAGTCTTTTTTTGGATTAGGACAAAACGATTGCATTGAATTTATTATATATGATATAAACGATAATCAACTTCCACAAAAAGATGGAAATTTGGTTAGATACATACCATTAACAACAGATAATATTAAAGATTATTTTTTAATAGCAGAAGGTACTGAATTTCAAAAGTATCAATTACCAAATGAATATTTTATAGATGTTGAAAGATTATTAAGAGAAGCTGGATATAATAATGGAAATTTTAAAACACAAATAACTCTTATTAATAAAAGAGTTGGAAGTGAGATAAATAATGATAAACTTTGGATATCTGAAATATCCCCATCTAGAACAGAAGTTAGATTATTTCCTATAAGAGATGCAAATAATATAAACAAAGAATTGGAAGATAGATTTTCTTTATTTATGATGGGGGGTGAATTTAGAGATGATACTATAAATTCTTCTTTTAATTTTGTAGAAGCAATTACACCAACTACAATAAATTCATTTATGAAAAGAAAGTATTCTGAAAAGTGGTTGAACAAAATGATTGGTGAATTTAAAATAAAAAATTTTGATACATTTATAACAACAATACATAATAAATTTTTAGAAGCTTCAACGTATGAATTTACAAATAGGATATCTGATTTAAAAAACATAAATTATGGTAAACCAAATAATAAAAAAACAAAAATTGAATTATCAAAAAGTGAAATTATAGAAATTTGTAAAAAGATTTTAGTTAGTACAATAGAATATTATTTATCAAAACAAGATATTAAATCTGCTACAACATTTGATTCTGGTATAAACGAATCTATGGATGAAGTTGGAAAAGTATTGCAATCATTAGAATCAAATACAACAATAGATACTTCATCTCCTGTTATAAATGAGGGAGTATCTAAGCAACTAACACAAACAGATATTGAATTAGAATTGGAAAAACAAATTAAAAAAGAATTGCCAGAGGAAGAAAAAGATATTGAAATAGTAACACCTGATGGTGAACCAGATTATATACCACCAGCTGGTGGTGGTGGTGGAACTGGCGGCGGTGGAGGTGGTGGTTTCTTAGATGATGGATATGATGGAAATGATGGTAGAATTAGGTCCGATGTTGGAAGGGGTAAAGCACAAAAATAAAAAAATGAGAGTAGTAGAAGATATAATAATTGATGGAGATGTTGTAACCGGAGGTGGTGGTGGAAGTATCACGTCTGCTGATACTGGAAATGTAATATTAACAAACACACCAAATACTGTACTATCTAATCAATCATATGTTATAAATGTAGATTCAAATGTAAAAGATGCAGATATTATTGTAAATGGCGAATCTATATCTAAAAAAACAAATAATACAATTACAATATCAACTGGCAATTTATTATTAAAAGGAGATACGGAAATTAAATTAAAAAAAGATGGATATGTTTCAAGTGACAAATATATAGTATCTGTAGTAACGAATCCAAATTATAATAGAAATCTAAATTATAATACGGCAGCTCAGTTATTGGGAAATAATAGTGGAATGGATACGCAAAATATTTTTACTAGTTTACCCAACGTACCAATAGCTAGTTTAGAATATTCAGAAGAATTATTATATACTATAAATATAAAGAAATATATAGATGATGTTGAGCAATCATATATAGATTTCAACAATGGACAATATTCAAATACTATTTTATTTAACCTAGAAAGGCAAATAATACCAGACGAACCACTATTAAAGTTTACTACAATTAATTTAGATGGCCCTGATGGGTCTGTTGTTGTAACACCAAATATAGAAAATTCCGATGGTGTATTAACTGCTGGTGAAAAAATAGTATTAAAAAGTGGAAATAATAAAATAGCAATACCAGACGGAAGTAAAGCAGTTATACAATCTGCTGATTTAAAAAATTATAGAGTTAAAACTATAAATGTAGAATCCGATACATATAAGCCAAAAACTGTAGATGCAAAAACAAACGAAGAAAGCGTATCAGTTACGTTTGATTTAAATAATGCAAATTATAATATTAGTGTTATTTCTGAAATGTTTGTAACAAAAATAGTAACTAAGCCAACAATAGCATTAAATAATTCTGAACCAAATAGAAAATACAATTTAAATTCAAAAGCAGATTATCCAATAGGATTATCTAAAAGTACTGACACATATAAGATTACTGCTTATATAAATAATCAAACATTTGTATTTTCAAATTTAGATACATCAGAACCATCCTTATTTAAAAGGAAAGAATCGGATGCATCCAAAACCGCAGTAATTATTATACCTGCTAAAGCATTTTCTACAATTGGAAACTATAAATTGATATTAGTACCATCCGATATAGATGGTGATGGTGATAAGCTTGAATTAACAATAAATGTCAATAGTGAACAATATGTTGGTGTTCCTGATATTAGAAATATAAAATATCCATCTTTATTAAAAGGACCTGATTTTGTTGGTACTGATGTAAATTTTGTAATAAGTTATGAATCTGTAAATACTGATTATGTAAAAATATATAAGGTAGGTAGTGATAGATTTATAAGAGCTATTGCAGCTGGTGTAGTAAATTTAAATTTTCAAGAATTATTAAAATTAGATGGTACTCAAGTTTCCGAAACTGATGATTTAATAAATATTACTTTAAAATTAGTACCTTATAATGAGAGTGGATATCAAGTTGTAGTTGGTAAAGAAGAATTTATTAATATTAGTTTTGATAAGGGTGATTTAACTATTCCTAGAGATGTTGCTATTAGTAGAATTGCTGATGGATTTATTTCTCAATTTGATTCTACAATATTTGAAAACGAAACATCAAAATATTTAACTCATCTATTACATATTGGTAATGGTGATACAAAAGTAATTACAACTTGGCTTGGTAGTGAAGCTTCATTGATATTAAAATTATATGAACCATTACCTACTTCAATACAACCAAATGAACAAGTTTGGATTTCTAAATTACAATCACAACCAATAGTTGAAACAATAACTATTAATGGTATTGATGAAATATATTGTCATCCATTAAAAGGACCTAATTTCACATTAGAACAAAGTAATGGAATTGCTTATCAAGTTTACGATGATTTAATAGCAAGCGGTTCTACAACATCAAATGATTTAGTAACTAGATTTTTAGAAAGTAGTGGTATAGATACCACTAAATTAAATATACAATATGTAAGTGGGTCTAATTACACATTTTCTAATTTTACAAACTTTAGTTCAGCTGAAGAAAGAGCGAACAATTTCTTTTATAAAGTACAATTAATAGAAACTTATAAGGAAAAATATGAAGGTTTAATATCTCCAACATTCATTCCACCATACGGAGCATTTGATGGTGGTATAATAACTCAAGATGGATATCAAACTATTACCGAAGATGGCTTGTTTGATATTCAATGGGAAATTCAACAATTTGCTGGTGTGTCTCAAGCTGGTGAAGCTAAAAAAGTATTAGATACTATAAATTCTTTAATTAGAGGATTTGATGGATTTGAAAATTTCTTATACAAATCAACAAACAATTTAGCATATCCAAAAACAGCAGAAGCAAATCCATTAACTGGATTACCATATTATAAATTAAGAGCAACAACACACGCAATTACAATATCATGGTATAATTCATTAATAGATTTATCATCAGAATATGATAAATATAATTCAAATTATTTAGTAAATAATATACCTGAATTTATAAAAGAAGATTCTAACAATAATGATTTTTTAGTATTTTTAGATATGATAGGTCAACACTTTGATATTCTTTGGGTTTATATAAATAATTTATCAAAGACTAAAGTATTAGAGCATAAGCAAGTAAACGGATTTTCAAATAATTTGGTTCATTCTTTATTAGAATCATTTGGTTGGAATGCTAAAAGAGCATTTAATTCTGAATTAATATGGGAGTATGCGTTTGGTACTTACAAAGATGGTTTCCAAAAATATGGAATGCCATTGGCAGATGCAAACGATGAGGTTTGGAGAAGAATATTAAATAACTTACCATACCTATTGAAACATAAGGGTACTGCTAGAGCTATGAAAGCTATTATGGCTTGTTATGGTGTACCTCAATCTATGTTGACTATAATGGAGTTTGGTGGACCGCAAGACCCAACAAAGGGTGGTAGTTCAAAATTTACTTTTGATGATAGAACGGCGGCAATATCATTACATAAAGAATCAAGTGTAATAGTTCCTTGGCATAGTGTAGCATCAACATTGGATTATCCAAATTGTATTGAATTTAGAATAAGACCTTCTGGTAGTATTAATTCTGTAGCAACATTAATATCTGGGAGTGAATTTACTTTAGATTTAGTTAATACAACTGGTTCTTTTTATAAATTAGAATTAAATTTTGGTGGTAATGATTCCAATAGTACATATTTTGAACAACCATTTGCAAGCGGTTCGCCTGTTGTGTATACTGTATATATAGCACCTGAATTAAGTGGTGAGTACGCATTTGGACCGGATTTAAAAACAGGAAGTTTGGATTTCCCACTTTCAAATGAACATTACTCAAACGTAGCAATCAATAGACATAATAATCCTGATTCATCTTCTTGGTATGAAGTTTGGTTAGGTACATCGGATGGAAATAGAATTATAACTTCGGTTAGTATGTCTATGTTATATAATGATTCTCAATGGACAGGTTCAACGCCAAATTTAGTAGTGGGCGGAAACGGATATGCTGGTGAATTGGATGAATTTCGTTTTTGGACTGTTCCTTTACAAAGAAGTAAATTTGAAAACCATACTTTATTTCCTGATGCAATAAATGGTAATGATTTTGATTCATCTACAAAAGATTTAATGTTCAGATTGGATTTTGAATATCCAAAAGATAGAACCATAACTGAAAATTTAGGAATTAAAAATGTTGCTATAAGTGATAACTATGGAGAACCATTTGCATCTGCAAGTAATATGTATTCTGCATCTGCGTATCCATATCAGTATATACCATACGATAGAACTGTAACAGCAACTGTTCCATCTTTAGGATTTAACTATTCTAATAAGATTAGATTTGAATCAGCATCATTGGTTGGTGATTTATCTTATAAAACAAGAGCAACTAAAAAAGCATTTGATAGAGCTCCAATAGATTCAAATCGTTTAGGATTATTCTTCTCTCCAATTAAGGAGTTGAATATGGATATCTTAAAAGCATTTGGTGATTTCAATATTGATAACTATATTGGGGATGCTGGTGATGAATATAAAGATACATATTCTCAATTAGATACATTAAGACATTATTATTTTGAAAGATTAGATAATAGAGATATCTATGAATATATAAGATTAATTAAATACATTGATAAATCTTTATTTGAGGTATTATCAGATTTAGCACCGGCTAGAACAAATATAGTTAAAGGTTTATTAATTGAACCCCATTATTTAGAAAGAAGTAAAACTCGTTGGACTAAACCTGAATCTTTACGAAATGATTTTGAAACTTTAATAGATACTAATGAAAATTACATATTAGAAGGTGAATCAATTCCAAAAGATGCACATATAAACGCAGAAGAAGTAGTAGTACTTACAAGTGATATTAGTAATGAAGAAACTACAATTGATGCAAATGATGTAATAGTATTTGAGGGAACTAATCCAAATTATGATACAATAATAGATGCATCTGAAATAATTACATTTGAATCAAGCGCTCCTTTTTATGATACATTAATTCAATGTCCTACTGGAGCAAGTTTGGTTGGAGAAGCTGATTCATTTACATTTACTGAAATTGGTATGGATAAAGATTCTTTAGCAAATAGAGGATTTGGATTATATGCCAAACATGGTACTGGTATAGTTAGTAACTATGAACCATTATTTGGAAATTATCATCCAACTTCTGGAAGTAGAAAAAGTATATTTTTAGTAAAAGAACAATATATTCAAAAAGTAAATACATTAGTAAAGGGGTGGCCAACCAATGGAGCTCTTTTAGGTGAGGCTCAACGATATGAAAAGGTAGCAGTTACTAAATACAAATATAAAGTTTCTACACTTAATTGGAGTGGAAGTATATCTATTGGAAATGAAGTAGTTGAAGTAACTGCATTGAATGGATATTTCCCAACCCATTACAAATATAAAAATAACTTGGGTGAAGGTATGATTCGTTCATTTTGGCAAGGTTCTTTACAAACAGCAGCAACAACACCTGATGGATTAGACCCAGTAGAAACATTTACTACCAATCCTAATATCCTTAAAGTGGCTAAGACTGGTAGAGGTAGTGGTGAACCAATACTTGAGGTGGATTAATTTGAAAATAAAAATTAGTTATATTTATAGAATATAGATAAAAAACAATATCAAATGGCATATTTAGATAACACAGAAATTACGGTAGATGCAATCCTTACAAAAAAAGGAAGACAAAAGTTAGCATCTGGACAATCATTAAACATTACAAAGTTCGCTTTAGGTGATGATGAAATTGATTATACGCTTTATGAACCAGCACATCCAAAAGGTTCTGCATACTATGATTCAGCAATCAGAGCAATTCCTATTACGGAAGCTTCACCTGATGAAACTCAAGTATTAAGATATAAATTAGTAAGCCTTCCAAAAGGAACTACTCAAATACCAACTGTTAAATTAGGTGTAACTCAAGTTAGTGCAACTCAATTAGAAGGTGGTGTGGGATTAACTCCAACAACATCTCCTAATGGAAATCAAAATGCTGGATACACAATGGTATTAGCAGACCAAAGAGCTGGTACATTGACTGTAACTGTAGCTGCTGGTTCTGGTACTACAAATATATTTTTGGGTGATGAAATTACAACAACTGCACAGGTAGTTACTGGAAAGGAATTTAGATTTACTCCAAATCCAAACTTAACAATTGATGTATCAACAACAATAACTGTATTTGGTAATGAAACTGGAGGTTCTCAAACTATACCTGTAATCATAACATACAAACAATCTGTATAAAATAAAATAGAAATAAGAAAATGGCACAAATAACAAACCCAAATATAACTTCGCAGATTGCAGCATTGGCTAACACTGGTACAATTGATTCAAATGCGATAGTACAATTACTAAATTCGGCACTACCAGCTACTCAGCAAATTGCAACTACTGGAACTACTGGTACAGGTCTTTACAAAAGATTTGGTGAATTTGATAAAGTAAACGCTAAAATAGAAGTAGTAACAACTGGATTGTGGAGTAATGATTCTGGTTCATTAACAGCATTATATACAGCATCATCTCAAACAACTGCAGCTAGTGGAAAATATTATTACAATATATTAAATAGTGACCCAAATATTGGAGATAGTGAAGAAGTTCAATTCGCTGTGGCATATGGACACGTTGATGGTAGTGGTTCTGTTAGATTGGATTTAGATGATAACGCATTGTTACCAACTAAATCCACATACGCTCAGTATAAATCAATGTTGTTAGACCCAACTGTTTCTAAATTCAAATTTGATAATAGTTCTACAATTTCAACTGATGCAAATGGAGTTTATTTTATTAATGTAGCTAGAAATAGATATAGAGAGAAAATGGATGCTGGAAACTGGTCATTAAAAGTTTCTGGTTCTAATGGTGTATTTACATTTATTGATAATAGTGGAAAGAAATTTGGTGATACTTTAGGATTGAGTGGTAATGTATTTAAGGTGGTTTCTGGTTCATTAAATTTAGGAAGCCAATCTGATGTAACAATTAAACATACCGCAGATGTAGCTACTGATTTAAAAGCTGGATATTCAGCAACAGGCGAAGGATTTGGAGAATTTTATCCTGATAGAGGTATTATAGTTCTTAACGCTAAAGCAATTGGAAATGTAGTTGGTGATGTTGGTGAAGTTGGATTCCAAAATACTGGTAGTTTACAGGGTGGAATTGCAACAACACATGATGCATACAATCATAAATTATTATACTACGCAATTAAGAAAGGTGGTGATTTTGAAGCAAGAAGAACTGAAAATGTATCTACACAACATTTCTTTGTAAGAGCAACAAATAGAGAATTTAACTATTCTAATAATCCTACTTACTTAGCAGCTGATGGTACATTTACTGAAACTTCATTTAATACTGACCCTCAAACGTACATTACAACTGTAGGTTTATTAAACGATTCAAATGAATTAGTTGCAATAGCTAAAACTTCGCAACCAATTGTTAAATCTTTTGATAAGGAAGTTTTAATCAAAGTTAAATTATCATTCTAAATTAATTAGAAACATAATAAAGAGAACCCCCTTCATTGGGGGTTTTTCATTTAACCAATATTTATATACAAATCGGAAGACTAAATGATTAAAGAAATTCCAAAATCTGATGTAATTACTAGACCTATGAAGGTCTATAAAGAATGGACATTGGATGAAAACGATATATATCCAATATTTGGTACAAATGGTGCTAATACATTAATTGATATTGATACTGATGCTAAAAGTCATAGTTACAACAAAAAAGTAATATATGCATCTATAAAATCTCAATTTTATACAAACCCATCAACCGCATCTATTATAACTGAAGTTGGTAGACGTAAATCATATGCATCAACCGATGAAAGAGTATTAGAAAATGAAATTGCAGTATTTTCTATACCACAAATATATTATGGTGAGGGAATAAAAGTTGGTACTGTTGTATTGGAAGATGAGCAATTAGTACGAACATATACAGATGATGGATATTCAAATCTTATTGATTCTGGTAGTAATATTAAGGGAAACATATTTTATGATAGAGGATTGATAGTGGTAGCAAAAGATATAGTTAGCGGTTCTGTATTATCTCAATTTACTTTAAACTTTCGTTCAACAAAAACGATATTTGAAAATGAGGTATTCATTCCAGTATTAGAAAGTGAATTTAATTATTCACAAAACCCTTCGGCAGTATATGAAGATGGTGCTAGACTTTATACTCATATAATGCAAAGACCAGGTTCTACCAAAATTGGAGATTTGGTTACTTCATCTTTTTATGATGCTGGTATAAAATGGGTTAGAGGTGCGTTTAATGAATATGAAGCAAGTAGTTCTTTAGACCAAACTGGTTCATTTTTAGCACCAATGATTACGACAATTGCATTGTATGATAATGAATTAAATATGGTTGCAGTAGCTAAATTACCACAACCAATTAAATCTTTACCCGATTATCCGGTAAACTTTATTATTCGTTTTGACACATAATGTTATATTTATATTCAAATAAACAAACAAAATGGCAAGTATTTTAGATATATACACAAAAACACCACCTACAACAAGTAAAATTAACAGTAAAGGCGGAGATATTGAGCCAATAGGCGCTGATAATGCATATAAACCATCCAAAGATTTATCTAAAGATGAAGTAAAGCTTAAAAAAGCAAGAGGTGGGGATTTGAATACTACAAAGAAGTATTCGGATATGGTAAAAAAGTAATTAATGAGTTGGAAATTTAATGGAAATATTGTTACAGAAGAAACCACACCTGAAGGTGCGGTTGGATTTGTCTATAAGATAGTTGATACTAGAACTAATAGATTCTACATAGGAAAAAAATCTCTATCTCAAACCCGTAGATTGAAACCCCTTAAGGGAAAGACTCGTAAAAGGGTTGTAAAGAAAGCATCTGATTGGGAAAAATACTATTCATCAAACGAATGGATTAAATCGGAAGTAAAAGCTGGAAACGCTGAATATTTTGAAAGAGAAATCATTCAGTTTTGCTTTTCAAAGAAATCCTTATCATATTACGAAATTAAATGGCAGTTTCATTACGATGTACTTGCCAACGAACAAGCAATAAACGAAAACCTTATGGGAAAATTCTTCCGTAGGGATATTATAAACTAAAGTTATGACAATACCTGAAATCGCAAAAAAGTACGGAATCTCCGAAGCTTACTTAAACGCAAAAGATGATGCACTTCAAATAGCAGCTGCATCAATAGTAGACCTTAAAGGAATGTTGGAAGCAAATCAACCAAAAGCTCCAATTATAGCAAAAATGCAGTTTTTAGCTGATTTTCTTTACGATGTAAAGAATTCTAACCATTAATTTGGTAAATTCCCATAATTTTCGTATATTTGTATAGAATATACCATTTATGCTATTTGGGAAGAATAAACTAACGGTCATTAACATTTTAGACACCACATTAGGTGTAGGTTCATCCTTAAAGGGAAATGAGCAGGCTCACCATTGTCCATTTTGTAATCACCATAAGAAAAAACTTCAAGTAAACTTAGATACCCAAAGATGGCACTGCTGGGTATGTGATTCTAAGGGTAGGAGTATTCAATCCCTTCTTCGCAAACTCAATGTAGATATAAGAGACCTCAATAGATTGAAAGATATCTATGGTGAGGATGATTATACATTAGTTGACAAAGATGAGTATGTAGCTAAGCTACAATTACCATCAGAATTCAAACAATTACACTTCAAACCAAATGGATTCCAACCTGAATATAATCAAGCTATTAACTACCTTAAAGAAAGAGGTATTACACAAGCTGATATCGTTAAATACAATATTGGGTATTGTTCCGAAGGATTATACTTTGGTAGAGTTATTGTTCCATCCTATGATGAGAATGGTGACTTGAATTACTTTGTAGCTCGTTCATATTACAAAGAGGAACGAATGAAGTATAAGAATCCGCCGGTTAATAGAGATGTAATTGTGTTTGATAATCAAATCAATTGGAACGAACCTATTACTTTGTGTGAGGGTGTGTTTGATTCATTTTCAATTAAAAGAAATTGTATTCCTTTGCTTGGTAAATTCTTATTGAGTAAATTAAAGAATAAGATTATAGAGAAGGGTGTTAAGGAAGTAACTATTATGTTAGATTCAGATGCTATTGCAGATTCAACTAAACATACTGATTACTTTTTAAAGAACGGAATCAAAGTTCGTAATATTATACCAACTGATAAGGATGCTGGTGAAATGGGATTTAAAAAAGTAAACGAACTCCTAAAGGGAGCAAAACAAACTGGATGGGATGACTTAGTTCTATCCAAACTAAATAATATATGAGGTTAA